TATGACGTTGCAATGGTTTCAAGTACCTCATAGCAACTCTTAAATGAGTAGTCATTATTCATCCATACATTTGGCAGGATATAACTATTCCTAATGTGTGAATCGGTTGTAGTTTGGAATTGTGCGTAATAATTCACACACGAATTGATGTAGTAAGTTTCCGGGAACTGAATCGAATCAAAGCAATTTTTCAGCACTCGAAGTATTGATTCCCCCTCGTTTATGTTTGCACTTGTAAATGGGTAGGGAGTGCTTTTAAGTATAGCCAACCCATCAACACAAATGATGTCTATAAAGTTTCTGCCCGTTGTGAATGGTACCTGCAGGGTATCCATAAATATAAACCCCTGCCACACAAAATAGGTCGTTCCCTGTGCGAATAACTTAACGTAGTACTTTTTATCATCCGTTGTGAGAAAGTCCGGTAATGGGCCTGTAAAGTCGGTAAAATCGGCTCTAATGGTTAAGGTAGTGGCAAGTATGGGTGAGAATGGATCATCGCCAGTTGCCATGCAATCAAGTACGAAAGGGGATGGTCCGGTACCTACTGAATAGGTTGTACCGCTATATCCTTTCTCCCAAATTTCAGCAGTATAGGTTAGTCCCGATTTGCTGATTGCCTGTAGGGTATATTTTTTGCCGTAGCTCATGTTAAGTTGTTAATGCCCTGAATGTGCTTGTTCGTTTTTGGCTTATAAAGATGTCATTGCCGGATATTCTACCCTCCACCACTACCCTACTATTTCCTCCCCCCATCTGCGATGCGGATGCGATTATTGACCGCATTTGGTCGGGCCGTACAATGTGTTCTGTGCCGTGTAGCATTACAGGATAGCCAGAACGGGGGCCGGATACTGTACCACCTTCTGAGAAGCCGAGCATCTTACCAAACATCTTGAAGAATCCACCGCCCCCTGCGCCCTTTGAAGTCCCACCGCTAACGGCTGATAATATCGCCTGGAATATTGCCGCCTTCGCTGCTGCGAGTGCAATATCAAGGGCTAACCGCTTAAACATATCCCCCAATGCTTGACCGATATTCTGCCCGTTCATCATAGCATTGGTAAGTCCATTCAAGCTATTCATGGCAGTATTGGTAAGGTTATTGGCTAACTCCATGTTAGCAAGTTTCTGCTTTTCTAAATCATTATTTCGCTGAAGTATGTCATTATAAGCAGTATTTCCTTGTAATGTTAGTTTAAGATTGGTTAGGTCTTTCCCCTTTTCTCTTTCCGGCATGATGGTACCTTGCCCCATCATTGCAAACTTCAAATTCTTGTATGCTTGTATCTGTCTTTCTAACTCTGCATTTTCTTCTTTTGTTCCCTGCACTACTGTTTTTCCGTCAGCAGTTTTTCTCATTGGAGCCGGTGCTTGTATAAGTCCGTATAACTTATCAAGTTCTGCCTTTGCTGCCTTTGATTCATTTACTAATGCAGTTAATTCTCTTGTGGCTTGTGCAGTTACCCCTTTTTGTCTTTGTTGCGGAGTAATTCTAACAGATGGCATACCAGGCCCGCCAGATATTGTTTCTACACCTCCCTGCCCTGCTTTTCTGTAATCTTCTTTGAGTTTGGTAAGTAATTCAGTTTGCTTTAATTCATTCTCAATTAACTTTTGCTCTAACGGCATAGCCATAGTCCGGATGGATGCTGCTTTCGCTTCCATCCGCAATGCTTCAGTTAATTTCATGTGAGCATCAGCCGCTTTGCCTACAAGTATATCTTCATCAGTATAATTTTTCAAATACGCACCATAATTGCTGCGTAACTCTTTAACTGCATTTAATCTTTGTGAAAGCGAAAGATTTGCATTGGTAGCAGATGCAAACAATGAATTTAACTCTACCTTTTCCTTTGCAAGTGATTGGGCAAAATCTTCATTTGCTTTTTTCGCATCAATCAACCCCCTCGTCCAGTTCCCAAATCCTAATTGTGCAAACTGCAATCCAGCTACAAGCGCAGAAATACCTAATCCTAATGCGCCAGCAGCGGGGAGAATATTCGTTAAGTTATTCGCAATCGCATTAAAACCATACGGCAAATCCTGAATAACACGAGAAAGGCCGGTGAAGTCCTTACCCATTGCAACCACCTTGCCACCTGTCTTATTAGCAGCAGAATCAACCTCATTAAGCGATGTAACGGTCTGCTTCATCGCTGCAATGGCTTGCTTATTATCAGCCGTGAGGACTATTTTGAGTGATTCTTCTGCCATTGCTTTATTTTAATGCTTCGTGTAATTTCTTCATATTCTCTATAAACTGCTCCTGCGTCAATCTCTCCCCTCTATCCGGCTGCTCATCTGTTGACAAAGGTAAGAAATCTGTTATGCTTTTGCGCCCCTTCGTGTCCGTGTTCGTGCAGTACATCACATATGCTATCAACCTTGCCCTTTGCCATTCAGCTAACTGCTTCGCTTCATACGCTTTGCGATATAATAAAAAATCTCGCCACCGAATAGACCAAAACTGCTCAATAGTTAGGCCCGATTCAATGGCGAGAATTATTACCTCATCCCAGGTCTTATCCCGGTGGTTTAACTTTTTTTTTCTTCCTCCGGTGTGTTTTTATCAGCAGGTACATCCGGCACCATTGCCTTCATAGTGTACTGAATGAACTCTAACACCTGCGATCCTGTGAACTGCAATCCACCACCTTCATCAATCAACTGCGATGCTTCCCTTTCACTTATCACCTTGCCGGCTCCCTCACTTGCCGCCTGAATCATTGTGATAACGTGCTTAAAGGTTAGGGATTGCCCATCGTACATCTCCAACATCTTACCTATAGGCAAGTTGCCATTCATTTCACAGAACCGATGCATCGCCCAGTTATTCCAAAGTAAACTAACGCTGCCCGTTGAAGTCTTTAACTCAAATGCTACGGGCATAAATTAGTATGTCTTGGTTTGGGTAAGTGGAGCGTTTTGAACCTGGAACTCCGCATCAAACTTCAGCAGGTCTTTGTCAGTTGCATCCAATGAAAGCGAAGTAACAAAGATATTACCGCTATACACGATGTCGCCACTAACAGCAACCGCAGGGCCGAAACGGGCAGGGATTGAATCACGGTTAACGAGCAGGGTATAAATCCGGTCATAGCTTTCACGGCTACCGCTGCCAGTTTGGTCAATGGCATGGCCGGAACAACTGATAGTCTGACTAACGGAATTACCGGGTAGTTGCTCATCGCCACATTTACTATCGGCATCAATGGCATCACGGGTGATTTCCATTGAATTGGATGTAAGGCAAGCAACGGTCAGGAAAGTACCATTCCTGTCGAAGTCCAGTTGAAGGATTATGTCCCTCGCATTTACAAAAGTGTAACTCATATTTATTGTGTTTGACTGATTATAAATTCATAGCGCAAAATTACACGAAAAGTGTTATCAAATGGATCCAGGTCTTCGAGGTTAGTTACCGATGCCAATACCACATTTTTACAATCCCATCCCACAGGTAACACCACCACCGTATCACTATTGACCGCACCCATCACCGCATCCGCTATTTGCTCCGCTCTCTTGAACCCAAAGTTACTACTTTTCGTTGTTATATCTATGTTCACGGAAACCATGTTAACGTAACCCTCCTTGCCTTGTTCCTGCCCGGATGTTCTACCGGTGATAGTAATGTATTCAGCCGGCTCATTGGCAGGCACCATTGCATCGTACACATCAACATAGGTATAAGCGGCAAGTTGGGTAACTAACCATTTCTTTATTTCTATGGCAGGGTTTTTCATTATCATTTGAATAGCTTTTTTAACCTTGATAAAAGTTTCGGTTTTTCGGCTTCAAATGCAGGAATAAAAAACGGCTGCGGCTTGATACCATTGCGAAGGATAGCACGAACAATAACATATGTGAATTTAGGGTCTATCCCTTTGCGCTTTACCCATAGCGTGAGTGCCTTAACCATTTCCATAATTGTACCGCCCCCCTTGCCTTTGTATTGCGCTGCAAATGCCTCATATCCGGAAGGAATACGGGCATTGCCTTTCGTTCCAAACTCTACATAGGGCGCATACCTTACCGAACTGAATACTGACTTAAATAGGGTTTTATTGATGTCTATGTTAATGCTTTGCCGTAATTTACCAAAGTTAGCAGGAGCCATCCGCTTTGCATTGCGCTGAATGTTTAATGCGGATGCACTTAATTCATCTGATAGTCCTTTGGTCGCCTTTTCATCAATGCGCTTTATGGCTCTCTCAATGTTCTTCACCCCCGATATGTCAAGTGCAAACCCCTGCGCCATTACTTAAAAATTTGTATTTCAAGATACTCCTTCTTATTCTCAATATCAGTAATAGAATGGATGCTATATTGCTCACCGCCTATCTCTAATCTGTAGGTCTGATCGATTGTAAGGGGGTAGCGCACGAATACAGTAGCTGATGCCGTGTAACTTACCTGCGCTGCAATCAAAGAACGGCTATCTCCAAGCGGAATAAACATACCCCAAATGGTACCGACATTCGCATAGGTAACCGTATAACCCCCCTCACCATCAATCACCTGTGTAGGTTGCAGTACCCCAATCGGCTCATGCAGTAGTTCTGCTGACAGATAATTCGGTCTTGTACCTTTTAACCTCATAGTATCGGACTTTGACGGGTGAACTGCTGACACGCTCTCCATGCTTTCTCACAGATGCCCATACCTTCCGCACCTGCCCCCCTATTTTCGTACATATGATTCACCTGGTCAAGAATGGCAAATTTCAATGCAGCCGGAACATGGGTATAACCTACCGTATATTCGGCTCTCATGTTCTCTATCTGTGGAAAAGTAATACGGGGATAATTACCGCCTATGATTCGTTTGTCGGTCAAGATTGTACCGGTATAGTCATCGTATAATGTAATGTCGGAAGTAATCGGGCCATATGGCAGTTGATATGCACCACCCTTATTACTGAACCATACCTTCACCTGCTTTGTTATTACGCTGATACCTGCAGCATCTTCGATTATCTTTCGGGCAGAACTAATCAGTTGCGAAACCTGTGCATCTTCGCTTGTATGGCTTACCCTAATGTATAGTTTCGCTTCTGCAAGCGTTACCGGCTCCGCATAGCTTACTTCCGTTATTTGCGAATCTATCGTATAAGAGTAGTTACCCATTGTTCAAAGTTTATTAATTTGTCATGCGGCCTTAACTGCTCTGCCCTGTCAAATGCCGCCCTACTGCAAAGTTCGTAATTATTCATCACATTTTTGATAGCCTTCACCCATTGATGCGGCCGGTCCGGGCTGCAATAGATACCTGCATCTCCACAATTCTCACGGAGTGCAGGTAAATCGCTCACAATGCAAGGGATCCCCGATGCCATTGCTTCCGTTGCCGTTCTACCCCAACTCTCATACTGCGAAGGCATGAGTAGTATCTTTGTTCGCCTGTATGCGTTCCTAATATCCGGTTGATTAGCCATGTAAGTAACATTCGGCAAGTCCTTGTATATCTGTTCACCATAGCCACCCTGCACGGCAAGGAACTTGTATTCCGGCATCATTTGTGCCACCTGGTAGAATAGTTCGGCCCCCTTATTTCGATTGAGATTAATTAGTGTTATTTCCTCCCCACGTTCAACCCTATAATGGTCAATATTCACCGGTGGTTGAAGTATGAATGAGTTGTTGGGATATTTGCCGTGTTCACTTCCCCAATGGGAATTATACACAACGTTTATATGCTGATTCCGTCTGACGGAAATATAGTTAAAGGTATTGTGAGCAAACCAAACGGCCGGCTTCTTTGTCTTTTTGCAGTCCTCTGCCACATCTGCTGCAAAATCTAATTGAGTGAAAATTATATCTGCCCAATCATGGTGAAAGTACCAATCATGTGAGCGATTAAAAACGGGTATTCCTTCGTACTCATAGTACTCATTGTTCATTGCGGAGGTCATGACCTTGACGAGATGGCCACGCTCCATTAACCACTTGTTGATTTCGTGTGCGTTCCATTCCGAGCCGGACTTTGCCTTCGGGAGATATTGTTGAACGTGCCACAAGACACGCATTTTTCGAGGGTTTTCGTTCACGCTTTTTCATGCTAATAATAAGGGGGATGGAATCCCACCCCCCTCATTGATTTTAGATAGTAGCGTAGATAGCGGAGTTAGGAAGCATCAAGTTGATGGCTTCGTAACACTCTATACGGGCAGTAACCATGTTGGTTACGAAGTTGTTTTGATCTTCGTAACTCAATTCAATGTTTACACCGTTCACCTCTACTCTTTCGAGGAAGCTATTGTCTATCAAGAAAGCACGGTCATTAGGCACCCAGTTGCAACCAACGATAGGTACACCGGCAATGTTTAACACACCGGATTGACCGATAGTAAGACCACCGGCACCCATGTAGTAACCATTGGTGAATGATTCGTTCAGCAGCAATGACCATTGTGCGTTAGAAACAAACACAACAGATGCAGCAAAATCACCTGTACGCAGGTTACCAATCAACTGGATAATCTTACCCAAATCAGCAGAAGCAGAAGTAGTGGTAGAACCAGTAGCAGCACCGGATACAGTAGAGAAGAAAGCAGAGTTTTCTGCCTTGAAGAAATCACGAGTTAACAAACGGGGTAACGTTTGGCTCATGAATGGCAGAGATGCAAGCATCTGGCGGCTGAATTTGCTGAAACCAGCGATGAACTGATTTACAGTCTTTACTTCAGTCAGAGAGTAGTTATTCTCCTGCTTCAGTGAACCTTCAAGTTGCGAAGCGATGTTGTTGGCATTACCAGTAGCCTCACGATAGGTTACATA